AGCCTGGATTCAATAAACAACAGACTGCAACCGGAGCCGAAGGGCAATGGATTGATGGTGATAATGTTAGATTTAGGTATGGAGAACCCCAGAAAATAGGTGGTTGGCAACAACTCGTTTCTAGCACCTTAGCAGGTCCTGTTAGAGATCAGCATACGTGGACAGCATTAGATGGTAAAAAATATGCAGCTTTAGGATCTTCTAAATTATTAGTTATTTATTACGAAGGTCAGTTTCACGATATTACACCTTTAGGTTCACCTATATCTGGAGGAAACTATACCTCTACCACATCTTCTACAACTGTTACAATTACTTTAGCAGCGCATGGATTAACTGCTGGAGATTATATAATATTTACGAGTGTTACAACTCCAGGAGCTCCTACAACAAGTTTTACATCAGGAAGTTTTACAACAAATACATTTCAAGTAATTTCAACACCAACAGCAAATACTTTTACAATTACTATGGCAAGTGCTGAAACTGGAACAGGTGTTACTGCAGGAGGATCTTTAACAATGACTCCTTATGTAATAATTGGTCCTACATTTCAAACACCTGCTTATGGGTGGGGAACTGGATTATTTGGTGGTATAGTTATTCCAAGTGTAGCAAATCAATTAAATGGAGCAATCAATAATTCTGTTACAACTATTACAGTAGATTCAACAACAGCATTTCCAGCTACGGGAAGAATAGATATTGATACTGAATTAATTACTTATACAAGTAAAAATTCAACACAATTTTTAGGATGTACAAGAGGTGCCAATGGTACGACTGCAGCATCACATTTAGATAATGCTGTTGTTACAAATGCAACATCTTGGCAAGATTGGGGTGAAGAGTCTTCTGTAACTACTGTTAGCTTAGATCCTGGTTCTTGGTCGCTTGATAACTTTGGCCAGATACTCGTTGCTACAGTTAAGAATGGTAAAACTTATACTTGGAATCCGTCTGTTACAGCCAGCCTTAGTGTAAGAGCAACCGCTGTAAGTGGAGCACCCACAAAATCTATTATGACTATTGTTTCAGATAGAGATAGACATTTATTTGCAATGGGAACTGAAGAAACCATTGGAGATACTACATCATTTGATCCAATGCTTATAAGATTTTCAAATCAAGAAGATATTAGTACATGGGCTCCAAAAGTAACAAACACTGCAGGTACATTTAGATTAGATACCGGAAACACAATTATTGGTGCTGTGCAAGGTAAAGATTATATATTAGTATTAACGGATCAAGCAGCTTATACTATACAATTTGTAGGTCCACCATTTACATTCTCTATTAGACAGGTAGGTACAAACTGTGGATGTTTAGGACAACACGCTATGATATTTGCTCAAGGTGCCGTGTTCTGGATGGGCTTTGGAGGTGGATTCTTTGCATTTGATGGTACAGTTAAACAGATACCTTCTTTAGTTGAAGACTTTGTATTTACAACAGATGGAGACAATTTAGGAATTAACTATGATGCAAATCAAATTTCTTATGCATATCACAATTCATTATACAATGAAGTAGGCTGGAATTATGCAAAAGCAAATTCAGCTCAAGTAGATAGAAACGTTGTTTATAACTTTGTTGATAATACTTGGTCCGTTGGATCATTGGCTAGAACAACATATCAAGATTCAATTACTTATGATTTACCTTATGCAACAGAATATTATCCAACTAGCACACCAACATTTCCAACCATTAATGGTGTAACAAACGCTGTCGGTGCAAGTAAATACTGGGCACAAGAAACGGGTGTTAATGAGGTTGATGCATTTGGAAATGAGACTGCAATAGCCGCTTATATTAGATCAGGAGACTATGATATATCTGAACAAGGTTTAGGTGGAGATGGTCAATTAATTATGAGAGTTAAAAGATTTATACCAGATTTTAAAAATCTAGAAGGAGATGCAATAGTTACTTTATTCTTTAGAGATTATCCAGCGGACTCTGATTCAACGCCTTCAACAACACCGCCTTCTATTACAGGCCCCTTTACTATTACTTCATCAACTGATAAAGTAGACACTAGAGTTAGAGGAAGACAGGTGAGTTTAAAAATTGCAAATGATGCAATAGATAGTAACTGGAGATACGGAACTTTAAGACTAGATATTGAAGCAGGAGGAAGAAGATAATGGCAAAAATTACAGCATACATACCGGAACCAGAACAACAGTATAGTGTGGACAATCAAAGACAAATATTAGAAGCAGTTACTACAATTAAAAATCAATTAAACTTTGGATTTCAAAAAGATTTAAAAGATGAACTTGAAGCATTTAGTTGGTTTATATTTAGTGGACCGAAAGACTAATGGCTATCAATTATAAAAATCAAGGGTATGATTTAAAAACAACAGTTTTAACAACTGTTTTAACTATTAGCACTTCAACAGTTGCTATTATAAAAGAAATAGCAGTAGCTAATGATGATAACTCAGCTCACAAAGTAGATTATTTTTTTCACGATGTATCTACATCAACTTCATATAAATTTTATCACACAAATGTTCCAGCAGATTCACATGATAATGCAGTACACAATGCTCTTATATTAGAAGAGGGAGATTATTTACAGTTTCAAGCAGATACATCAAACGTCATCTCTGGACAAATCTCTTATGCTTTGTTAAGTAGGACTGGAGAAAATGGATAATTTACCTAAGATAGAATGTAAGACAGTAGAAATAATAAGAAGTAAAAAAACTGGAAAGACATATAATACTATGGAAGAATTTTTAAAAGAAAACGCAATTGAAGATTTACAAAAAGATTTATCTGTTACTATTACAAACAAGGGACTTGAACTATTACAGAAAGTAATGAGCCAAAAATGAATCCAAGAGGTGGAACAGAGCTACAAGTAGAGCTGTTAGAAAGATACGTAGATAAAAAATTACTGGATCAAGTACAAATAACAACATCTATACCTGAGAAAATACCTTTACATTCAACTAAATTAAACATTCTTTGGCAACAAAATTCATACGATCAATCTAATCTAGCGCCTTGGTTTAAAAATAAAGACAATCATAAAAAGTATGATTGGTATGTATTTAACTCTCATTGGTGTTATGAAAAATATAGAATGGTATTTGATGTACCAACTGAAAAATGTTTAGTTATTAAAAACGGTGTAGAGAAAACAAAGGCTAGAAATTTAAAATATACAAAAGGTAAGCCTATTAAATTAATCTATACTTCAACACCTTGGCGTGGACTTAACGTATTACTAGGTGCTATGCAATTGGTTAAAAACCCACTTGTTAGTCTAGATGTATATTCATCAACTCAAATTTATGGAGACAGATTCAAATCAGCAAATGATGAAAAATTTAAAGATTTATATGAACAAGCAAAACTTATACCTAATGTTAAATACATTGGTTATAAACCAAATGAATTTATAAAAGAAAATTTAAAAAATTATCATATGTTTGTTTATCCAAACGTATGGGAAGAGACTTCTTGTATTGCAGCGATTGAAGCTATGGCCGCAGGACTTTATTGTGTCACAACTAATTATGGTGCCTTATTTGAAACTTGCGCTGAGTTTCCAGTGTATGTTAATTATGATAATGATTATGTAAGACTAGCTCAAACATTTGCAACTGTGATTGATATGGCTGCAAACCAGCTGCACGAAGCGAGCGTCGAGAGTCATTTAAAATTACAAGTTGAATATACTAATAGATATTATTCATGGGAATCAAAAGCAAAACATTGGAATAATTTTTTAACAGGAGCATTAAATGCAAGATCCAAGTAAACCTATTTGGTTTAATAAAAATATTAATGAAAGAGTGGTTGATATATCTGAACCTAAATATAAAATATTTGTAGCAACTCCGGTACATAGTGAGTGTTCAATTCATTACACTCAAGCATTATTAAAATTTCAAAAACAATGTATGATGAATAGTATCATGGTATCTTTCTCCCTTCTTAAATCATCTTTAGTTACACAAGGCAGAAATTTATGTGTAGCTAATTTTTTAAAAGATCCAACTAATTATACGCATTTATTATTTATAGATTCAGATATTGATTTTAAATTTGAAACCATAATGAAGATGTTAAAGTTAGATAGAGAAGTAATAGCAACACCTTATCCAATGAAACACATACATTGGGATCAAATATGGGATAGAGTTCAAAAAGGAAAAATTAAAAATATAGAACAATTAAAAAGAGCAGGACATGCGTTTCCTATTAAATTAGATAATCAAAAAGGAAAAGAAATACCAGTTGTGGATGGTGTAATAGAGGTCTCGCACGCGCCCACGGGATGT